TTTAAATGCTATTAAATTAATTGATTATATTAATCTTCAAAACAAATTTTAATATGAACCAACACCCAGACAACTACAAAGCCAGAATTTTTAAATATAATTGTTCAGATAGTGGAGAAGATTACTATGAGGTAGTTTGGTTTACAGATTATTATACTAAAAAACAAGAAATACATACCCAAATATTTGACACAATTATAGAAGCAGAAAAATTTATAAAACAATCTAAATAATATGAACAAAAGACAATATCGAGCTAATCAAGGTAGAACACCAAAACAAGAACACACATCTATAATGATGTTTAAAACAGGAATTATTCTGTTAATCATTTTAACCTTATTTATATCAATATGATTAAGAAATTCTTAAACCAACACCCAGACAACTGGAAATGGCTTATAAGTTTTTATGCTGTAGCTCTTTTATTAATAATCCTTTTAACCATTAAAATATAATGAAGCAATTTGAAAAATTATTAAAGGAGATATTTAATCCAGGAAAATCAACACACAAAATCCTTAGATATAAATTCATCTTTAAAACTCAAAAAGAAAAAGATTTGTATATTGCTGATTGTGTAGAGATGTTAAACTCCAATATAAAATTAGAATATGATAACTAAAGCAGAAAATTATTTAGATATGCAATTTAATAACAATGCTCAATTAATTGCAACGCTTATTAATAAGTGGGTAAAAACTAATCCAGACAATAAAGAGTTTAGAGCTGTCCAAAAAGCTATTATTGAAAATACTATTTATGTAGCTACTTTACATAATAATCTCCTTGCGTGTAAATGGGTTAATAGTGATTATAGAGAACAAAGAAATGATGCCTTGTTAAAATTAGAAGAACTTAAAGAAGATATAAAAGAATATGAGTTATAACGAATACTTAGATTAAAAAGATAGTTTGTTTGTTTGAATTAGGTGCTTAGAAATAGGCACCTTTTTTTTTACAATAAAATCACTAATTAAATACGTTATATAAATAATGAAAGCAAATATAATTGTTCCTGATCATTTAAAAGAAATCACATTAAAACAATATCAAAAATTTGTTAAACTTCAAGATAAAAATGAAGGCACGTTTTTTCTGCAACAAAAGATGGTTGAAATATTCTGTGGAATAAAAGCTACAGATGTATTATTAATACAATACAATGATGTTGATAGGATCACCACAGTATTAAATAAGATGTTTGACAGTAAACCAGATCTTGTTAAAAGGTTTGTTTTAGATGGGGTTGAATATGGATTTACACCTTCCTTAAATAAACTTTCATTTGGAGAATATATAGATTTAGATACTTATATGGGTGATTGGCAAAACATACACATAGCAATGAATGTTTTATATCGACCTATTAAACAAGAGCTTGGAGATAAATATTTAATTAAGGAATATACAACAGAAGGAAAAGATAAACTCTTAAGTATGCCTATGGATGCTGTCTTAGGATCACTTTTTTTTTTCTTCAATTTAGGGAAGGATTGTGCAGCGAATATACTCAATTATTTGGATCAGGATCAGGAGATACTACAAGCTCAAGAACTGGATTTGGGAAAAAATGGGGGTGGTATCAATCACTTTTTGCACTCGCTGGAGGAGATATTACAAGATTTGAAAATATCACAAAACTAAACCTTCACGAATGTTTATTGATGTTAACATTTATGAAGGAAAAAAACGATTTAGAATCATCAGAAATGAAAAAAAAATTTAAATGAGCCAAGAAGGATCAAGGGCATTTTATCAAGCCACAGAAACAATCAAAGCACAGCTATTATTAGACGTTAATGTACACACAGTAACAACAGGTGATATAAGTGATGTTGATTTACAGAAGCAAACAATATTTCCATTATCACATATTTTAGTAAACAGCATTAGCCAAGAAGATGGTGTGTTAAGATTTAATATAAGTGTGTTGGCTATGGATATAGTACACCAATCTAAAACAGAAACTGTTGATCAGTTTGAAGGGAATAATGATTTACAAGATATTTTAAACACACAATTAGCAGTAGTGAATAAACTTATTCAAGTGT